CCTTTATTATTAATTTAATTATTCAATATAATTTTGTCTTCTTTAGCAGTCATATATTTAATTTCTACCTTACCACTAGAAAGGGGATTGTCTTTAGGATATAATAATCCTTTAGAGGGTAATTCTATTTCTTCTGTTGGGAATTTAAATTCGGCCATAATCTTTATTTAGTTAAAACGTTTTTATCAGTTATAAATATACAATATAAAAAAAAGCTTGCCCAAGGGCAAGCAATTTTCTAAATTAGGGGTGAGTAAAATTTTTAGAAATTTAATACACAGTAATCTGGTTGAACTGTCATTGTAATTTCTTGAGCAGCATTTTCAGTATCCCAGTTATAATCTCCAAATGAAGCTTCTGTAATCATTGCTCCTTTGATGATCCATTCTGATACAACATCACCTACAGGTCCTAGTACATTGATTGTAAGATCTTTCTTATAGAAATCACTATAACCATCTCTACCAGTTACTGATTCATGGTGTAATCTAACCCATTCCATTACTGATTGTGCACCAGATGGTGTAATTGGATCAAATAGTGTAAACTGAATAGTTCCCCAAGTTGTTTTACCTTTTACAAAACGTTGAACATTAATATGATTTAATGGTACTGTTCCTTGTGATACAGTTACGGCTCCTACACCTTTCATGATGTATGCTGGAAATCCGTCTACAAAAGCTATAAATCTATTCTTTTGTTTTGGCTCGAAAGCTGTGAAAAATATTTCGTTTGGGTTTAATACTGCCATTTTATTTTCTTATTTTATTATAAATATTCGGTTTTCTTTTTTTTATGCTGGAAATGTTGCTCCAGTTGGTAATACGTTGAAATCAAGTATAATAAATTCAGCTGTTTTTGTTGGTTGTAAGAAAATCTGTCCGATTAACTCATTTCTATCAATAACATCTGGTGTATTATTTGTTTCGTCCATTACTACTTTAAATGCATACAATCCTTGTCTTTGTTGAACACTTTCTAAATATGGATTTACTTGTGTTAAAAAGTTATTTCTTGTAGCAATTGTATTAGCTTCAAATACTAAGTTATCAGCAATTTGAGAAATATAATCTTTAAGTGTAATTAACAATCTACGTACATTTACTCTATCTAAAGCAGTTGCTGCTTTTTGTAGTGTTTTCTGTCCAAATACTACAACTCCTTGTTGTGGGAATGTAGCAATTGGATTAACATTAGCTTCATATAAAGTATCTCTGTTTGCAGATGTTAATTTTCTTTCAGCTCTTACTACTGAACCCATTCCACCTCTTGTAATACCTGCTGGTGCAAACCATGGATCACTTGAAGCATCTGTAAATGCATATACTCCAGGAATCATAGTAGAAGCTGGTACATAAACTAGTAATCCAGTATTTGGATCAACAGTTTGTAACCAAGGCCAATATGCAGCTGCATAACTAGAATCTATTGATGCTGCGTTTTGTAATACAGTATTAATTGCTGTATCATAAGGAACTAAATCCATTATGTAAATAGCATCACCTCTTGAAATGGTATTATTTTTAATTAAATTACATTGGTTAGCATAGTTTGAATAATATAAACCTGGTGCTGAAATTACATTATATTGGTAATCATCAGCATTTGCTAGTAAGTTAATAGCATTTGTATAATCAGTTCCAATTAATCCTTGAGTATTTGTTCCATCAATTTTATCGTTAAAACGGTTATATGATACTGAGTTAAGGTTTGAACCTACTGCTTCATCAAAAGAACCTGAGCTTACTAGGGGTAATGAAGATGTATATTCTGGTTTTGCTACTCCATTATTTTGGAAATAATTTGGAGTATTGAAGTTTACTTGTTTTACTCTTACATAATTAGATACATTAGGATAAGAACCAGTTTCTTGTAGATATGTTCCGGAACCATCCGCTGCTACTACGACATTTGAAGTAATATCACCAATTGCTCTTGAAATATAGTTTGGAGAAAATGGGTCTAAAGAAATATTATTAAATGATTCTAATACTACTTTTGAGTTATTATTATCATTACCACGTCTAATTAATAATGAAAATACACCTGAGGCAGTATTTACACTTGAAATTTCCCATCTAATATTATCAGCTGATCCAAGTGCTAAAGCACCTCCTGATAATTCTGTTCCACCTGTATCCGCACCTGCTGGTGTGGTATTGTTCATAATCTCTCCTTCAGAAAGTGTTTCTAATACAAAGGCATTTGCATTTTCAATTTCTGAATCAAGTAAAACATGAGTTGCTTCTAATGATCCAGCACCTAATAATCCTGCAGCTATTGTAACTGTATTACCTGCTACATATCCTGCTCCATCTTCTACAATAGAAACTGTTGAAATTTTTGAACCTACATTAGTTCCTGCTAATTGGATAATAATATCTCCTCCTGTTCCAGCAGCTCCTAAATTTGGATCTGCTTGTAATGTTGCTCCTGGTATTGTGATGATTGAATCAGCAGCATATCCTGTACTCGCGCCCACTGCTAAAGTAACACCTACTACTACTCCACCTGCTGCATCTGTAGTAATTACAGCTGTACCGCCTGAAGCACCAGCTGTATCAACCATACCTGCAGTTATTGTAATAGGATTTGAAGATACACTAGCTGCATATGCACCAGCTGCAACTCCATCACCTGTTGGTACTGCAGTTGTAGAAACTACAAATTCCCCATTTACTATTGTTACTACTGTAGCAGTTGCTCCTGAACCTGCTGTTCCTGTTATTACTACACCTTGGTAGGTATTAGCAGTATCACCAGTATTTGTACCACCAACCCATGGAGATAAGCTTCCTACTAATCCACCATTTCCTGTTTCAACATTATTTTGAATAGTTGTTGAATTTGCAGGTGAAAAAGAACCGCTTGTTACTCTTGTTACTAATAAAGAACTACCTCCACTTGAAAAGTAGTTATTAGCTGCTACCGAAGTTAAATAGGTGTAATCCGTAGATCCACTTTCTAATGCTCCCCCAAAAATTGCTTGGAATGAACTAAATGAACTAACGTAGGTTGGTTTTTCAACCGGACCTTTTACGGTTGGGCCTATTATAGCCGCACCCCTTACTAAAGGTTGAGCTGTAACAAGGGATTGATCGTTTTCTCTTGCTAATACTCCTGGAGATATTAATGTTTCTGCCATCTTATTGTGTTATTTTAATAATTGTTTTATTATAAATATTAAAGAAGGACTCAAAAACTTATTCTGAGGAAATAAATTCTCCAGTTTCTAAATCTATATTTCCTTCTCCATACTTTTCCTGAAGTTCTTTAGCTGTTTTATTAGATTTTTCTTGCAAATCTGCTAAGCCATCTAAAATTGAAGCTCTTTGCCCTTCTAAAAAAGCTTTTTGAATATCTACTTGACCTAAATCAAAAGTAATATTGTTTTGTGTTGATTGATACTCTCTAAGAACTTTTAGTTCTTCTTCTGATAATTTGATTTTTTTACTCATTGTAATTGTTATTTATAAATATTAATTAATTTTTACTCCACTAAATCTATTTTTTGATATATTGATTTATTATATTTTTCTGTAAAATCTATATATTCATTATCTACTATAAATCCTATTTTTTTAACTTCAGGTAAATCTATTAGTTCATTTTTTCCTTTTTCTACAAAAGTATATTCGTCATTAACTATTAATTTTAAATTTGAAATGTTAATATCATAGATTAAAACCCCAGGAATTCCACTGTTTTTAATAGTAGAATGAGTATTATTATTTTGAAAAAATATTTTAAATTTATCAGTATTACTGTAATTAAACATAGAGCCAAAATTATCAAAGTTAATTAAATCCATTATGTTTTCAGGATAAATGGTGTGAGGGAAGTTGGTTATTAAATGTTCCCAATAATTTTCAGCTGATTGGAATTTGCCTTCTTTTTTCCATGGAAGGGTATCACACATATAATGTTTTTTATTAATTATAGGTAATAGAGATTTAAGGTTTTTTCTACTTAAAATATTAAGCATAAAGCTTGGGTATCTAGGTTTAGACTCATAAGCAGGTTGAACCGTAGAAGTTAAAAATGGAACAGGATTATTTAATGTTTCAATTATTGAATCTGTTAATTGGATATCATAGTTTATAAAACTGAAGTAATCATAATCTAAAGATAAACCTAAATTACCACCTAGTAATATTTGATTAAAGGCAGTCCAACCATAATCAGGGTATATAGTTTGTAAACGATAATCAACATCACCCAATATTTTTTTCCAAAAAACCATTCCCCTTTCAGGCCAATTAATTATAGGATTGCTTTTATCGTATATAAAATATTCTATTGATTCCTGGATATTGGGAGGAATAGGTATATGAGATAATAATAAGATATCAAAATTACTAGATTTTAATTTCTTAATGTTGTCTTCTAACAGTTCTTTTTTTTCTTCAGTATCACAATGAGAAAGAATTATTACTAAATTATTTTTCATAACATTTTATATAATTATTTTTGTCCTTTTTAATGTCATATTTTTCTATAGATTCATGTTCTATATAATTAATATTACTATTATTACTTTTAAACCAGTCACCATTATTAGTTAGTAATTGGTTAAAAATAGGTTGTTCAGACTTATATAATATAAGTAATTCTTTTTTAATTTCCAAACTTTTTTTATCTAATTTAGTATTGGATTTTCCAAACACATATAATATATCTTCTAAAATAATTTTATCAATATATTCTTTAACAAAATTAAATACCGCTTTATGTTGTGGGTGTCCATATTCACCTATAGGATTATGTGTTACTATTTTTTCCCATTGTCTACTTAATAATATAGATTCAATATCATATCTTTCTGGGGGGTTATATAAATCATCTTTATGATCAAAAATCTCCCAAGAACCTACATTTAATTTTTTCATTACCTGTTCAAATTCTTTACTTCGGGTATCATTAGATTTATTAGTAAGACAAATAACCTTGTATTCTGGACCATGTTTTATTAATTCAGCACCACCAAATATTAATTCATCATCTGGATGGGCAACTATCATTAATTTTTTTAGTTGATAGTCCTGGAATGCCTTATTTAATGTGTTAGCATTTTTAGGTGTAACTGATGGATCAGGTCCATGAATAAAATAAGGTTCTAAGGTAACTGTATTGTACATTACATCAAATCCTTTTTTTAAAAAATAAGGGTTAACTATAATGTCTTCCTCTGGGGTGTAGTAGTTATTCCAAGTAACAGGTAAGTTTTCTTTTTTATCTTCTTCCCACAATATGTTATTAGCTACTCTTTCTTCTGAGAAAGCGTTATCATCTGTAAAGATTTTAACTGAGTATTGGTTTAATTCTTTATTCCATTCTAAACATTTTTCAAAAAATGGTTTACTATCTTTATTGTAAAAATAAAACCCAGTTGCTATTAATTTATTATTAGGGTTTCTGTTTATACCTTTTATTGAAGCTAATTCATTACCATACCTACCTTCTAATCTTATACCCTTATGTTGTCTCCATTGTGCTATATCTGGGTTGAAATATCGCATAAATAAAGGATAATTTTTTAAAAAAGGTAAATAATGTAGTGAAGAATCTATATTTTCAGTTGCAAAGGCATCCCCATCTATCCAAGCAAAATTATTAAAGTTTTCTTTTAATGAATCTAAACTTGCTAAGTATTTAGCAAAGTAAATAGAATAATCTTTACCAAATAAGTCTGGTTCGTGTGTGGATTTTGATGTAGGTTTAGGTATATAATCAATTCTTTTATTAGTTACATTAGGTAAATCAATTGTAGAATCACAATTAAAACTATACACTATAAGATTGTATTTAGAATATTTTAATAGGCTTTTAGCTAGTACCTCAATCATGGGTAGGTAACTTTCATTTCCACCTGTTATCCATGTAAATTTATTTTTTTTACTCATTTAATAAACTTAAAACTTTACTATATACTTGGTCTACTGTTATTGATTTCTGACAAATGTGTTGGTCTTTTGTTCCCTTATTTTTAGGGCACCAATTCCAGTCCCCGGGGTCAAAGATATAATCTTTATTTACCCAACAATTATTACATACAGAATTATTTTCAATTTTAATTAATTTATTAGTAAATTCATACCCAAAAGGAATAAAATTATTAATCATTACTGTCCTCTTATTTAGAGCCCAATTAACCCAAGATAAACCTGATCCTAATCCTATGAATAAATCTGAATGGTAAAGATAATTGAAGGTTTTTTCCCAATTTAATTTTTGTTTATTAATAATATTTGTTCCTGTAAATCCTTCATAAGATAAATTAACTATCTTATATCCTTTTTTATGTAATTTATTTGCTAATTCCCTCCAATTTGAATAAGGCCATTCTTTTAAACCTGCTGTTGCCCTTGGACCTATACAAATGTATTTTCCTTTTATAGGTCTTTTTCCTGGGGTGAAATCAACACCTTTATTAATTTCTTTATAAGGTAGACCTAATATATCAGTAGCAGCTTGAATTAAAGGAATAGTATTAGGTTGATTAGGGTTTCTAAACCCAGAATCCCATTTTCCATCAGTTTTAAACCATCCTATTCTATAATGTGCATAAGCTTCAAAAGGTATATTAGGTTGAATAAAATTAATATTTTTATAAGCTTCTAAATTTTTAAACCATTCATTATGGAAGGTAGAAACTGTTAATTTACAATTATGTTTTTTTTGAAATTCTAATATTTGAGGGGCCCATGCTAAAGTATCTCCTACAGAGTTAGATTCAAATGATAATTTAACATCTTTATCAATTAAATCAAATTTATGTATTATTTTTTCATTAATTTTAATAATCCAGGGAATATAATATTTTTTGCTACATTTAGTCCACATATTGTTACTTATAGTATCACTATGTATAACTTGATTTGTAGAACTATCTATAAATTCAATAAAATATTTATTTTTTTTATGACCCTTTATTTCTACTTTAGGTCCTTCATCAAAGCTTATTTCTATAGTATTCTTAGGGAGATTATTATATAATTCATCAATTTCTACACTTGCTAATTCCGCAGCTTTTTTCCAAGTAAATTTATCCCTTATCTCTTTAGATTCTTTTAAAGCCTGTTTTTTATGCTCATTATAATTTTTATAAGCATCTCTCATTACTCTTTTTAAATCTTCATAATCAGGGGTATAAAATTCACCCGTCATATCAGATTGAGAGAATGTACTGTATTCACCCATTATAGCAGGTTTTTTACCTGTTACTTTAACTGGGAGTCCTTTACCTTTAGCAAATTGGAGTTGAGCGCTGCAATTAGAATATATTGAAGGGGTACCACACGCCATTGCTTCTATTAAAGGTAAATTCCATCCTTCAGCACGAGCACAAGATAAAAATACATGACCCTTTTGTAAATACTTTATATAATCTTCTCTAGAAGGAAAATGTTTAATTTTTAATCTAGGATCTTCTAAATTATAGTTTTTAAGTCTATTTTCAGTAGTTTCTAATTTATCTTTTGCAAAATTATTATCTATAGATAAAATTAAATCTACAGGTTCATCTACCCCAAATTCTTCTAAAAAGGATTCTATAATTTCTTTTGTTGATTTTCTATAGTCCCATCTACCAAAATGTATAAATTTAAACCTACCGTCATCATACTCAGGTAAATTTGCTTCAGGATTGGGATAGAAAGTTTTTGCATCGACCGCTTCTGGAATAATTTTAATTTTATCTTCTGATATTCCCTGTTCTATATTACATTGTTTTTGCCATTCTGAAGGTACCCATAATTGATCATATTCTTTTAATTTGTTAAGAAAATAATCAGGATAACGAGTTGTTTCCCACACTGTATATCCTATTTTTGGTCCTTCATAGTTCTGATAAAAATAATGATGATTTACTTCAGCTAAAACTATATTAAGGTCGTGATCAAAATTATTAGAATATTTTTGATAAATTGGAAAATCATTTAATTCATGTTCATTATTAAAATATGTTTGTTGCTCTAGAAGAACTTTATCAGAAGGTATTAAATATTCTTCTTTATTAAAAGGCTCATCTTCTAAACCTTTCCAATGTTTCCCAACAGTAAAATTTCTAACTTTTATTTCATAGTTTTTAGATAATTCTCTAAAAAAATCTCTGGTATGATTATTAAACCCAGTTGTACCAATATAACAACCATGGGTAAATAATTTTGGTTTTTTATTAGACATTCTTATTAATTTAAAGAAGAAATTATTTTATTTGTATCAAATACCTCACTTAAATCGTTATAAGGAATTGAATGTATATTTTCCGATAAGGCAAAAGGATTATAGATTTTAGAAGTATAATCTGGTTCTTTAGTAAAGGGTTCTGCTAATATATTATCATGTATTTTATAACCAAATATTTCAGGTTTTGTAGTAACCCAACATACTGTTGATTTTAAATTTAAAGCTGCTGCCATATGTTGAGAAAAAGAATCTATAAGTAATCTTTTATCTGACATTTGTAATAAAATTGCAATGCTTCTAAATCCATCTAAGGCTTGAAGTGTATTTTCATACACTATTTGGTCTTGTCTTTTAATATGGATTATTAAATGAGATTCTTTATAATGCTCTATTATTTGTTTTACAGTTGGGTTTGGTATATCCCTTGTCCATGCATATTGATAACCCATCCCCTCAGGACCACCATGAGGTTGAATAGCTAAAATAGGTTTATCATTAGTATAATAAGGAGTAAAATATTCTATTTCAGGTTGAGTTAAATATATTTGTGGTTGTTCATTATTATAACGTAACCCTAAAACTTTACACCAAGTTTTAAGCAAATTTATAGGTTTTTCTGTTATAAAATCTGTGTCTTTATAAGGTTCAGAAGCAAAAACTTTACAATTTTGGTCCTTAATATATTTAAGGTATAAACCATTTATTTGGTCAGTTCGATGTACTTCATGTATGTATGGATTATTTAGAAATACATCTGTATATGATGTTATTACTATTAAGTTAGCATTTTTATAACGTTTTTTTATTACTTTGACCATGGCCGTAGCCATAATACTTTTACCTAGACCCCCGTCTATTTGAAATATAATATTCATTTATAACTTTTTATTTAAAACTAATATACGTAAACTATTTATTTACCCCAAGGAACTCCTATTTTAGTTTGAATGCTAGAAGAAATTTCAATTTCATCTAAAGCTATAGATTCAGATAAAGAAGTTTCTATTGCACTTTTATCAATTTTAGAATCTAACCACCCTAAAACATTATCCTGGGTTAAATTATCATATTCTATGTATCCTTCATCATCTATAGATCCTGTTAGAATGATTTCTCCTATACGACGAGTGTAAAGACTATTTTTATGGGCATCACATTGGTAAGATACTTTTGTAACTAAACCAGAAGATTTTAAACTTTCTAAATCAAGAATTTTCCAAGTATATGTCATTTGTTGTTTATTTTAATTTATTATAAATATGTATTTTTTCTTTCTCAATAATCCAATTATTACCATATATGGTAGAATTTGGAGGAGCGTTATTGATATTATCACCCCCTATAAAACCCTTATTTTTTATTTTAGGAAAATATAAATTTATAAGATTAGAAATATCTTCTTTTTTTCTATTATTGATATATAAAAAAGATATTTTAGGGATATATTCTAATGCTTTTTCAGGAGGGAGTTGAAGATGATTCAAAATTTTATCAAAAACATAAGTATTACTATGAAATCCTATTTTAATATCCTCCCATGTTATATTATTTTCTATATTAAATTTATCTTTTCCTTTATATGGATCAATAGAATATATATTAGAAAATAAACCACTACAACCAAAGAAAAAGGAATTTTCCCCTAAGTGACTATTAATTTCTACCATTTTTACTTTCTTATCTAAGTTTTCTGAAAGATGGTTTAGTAATTTTGTAATACTAAAAAAATTAATATTGTGTCCTTTATTTTTAGGAGGGTTAAAATTTTGAATACCAAATTTATGTCGTGATAAAATTATTTCTGTATATTGATCTAATGTATCTTTTGGATGTTTTAAATATTGTGCTATTCTTTTATTAATAACATTTCCTTCCTCATCAAAAGATATTCCTACTCTCCCTCCTCCATCTCTAAAATCATTATAAAAGGTATCAGAATCTGCTAATCCTGGGTCTACAATATCTGAAACTTGTCTTATAATACTTTTTTTTAGGGTTAATACTTTATGGGTATTATAAAATTGTTCTAAATAAACATCGGCAGCATATTTTATTGGAAGGTAATTATCCGATAAATCTTGGATTGTTTTTTTGTTGACTACATAAGCATGTGCCCCATTATGATTAGAGTTATATCGAGGTATTGTTAAATATTTCCCAACATTTATTCCTTCTTGAAATAATGATTTTTTACCTAAAAAAAGAATATCATAATCTATACTTTGTATTTCATTAAATATATCTTGATAATAAGGAGTTAACTCATTCAAAGTATTTAATTTTTCTGGTAAGAATATGTCATCTTCTAAAAATAAAGCGTTTTCTACTCCGTCTATTAAGGCTTGATCCCATGCTTTTTTATGAGAAAGGGCACAAGCAAATACCCCCATAGTAACCATACCACTGGGATCAAAAAAAGAAGTATTTATTTGTTTTTTGTGTAATAATTCTTTTTGAATTAAGTTTTTACCATCAATAGCTTCAATAAATGTAAAATCTAAATTAGGGTTTTCTTTTATTAAAGTTGTTTTTCTATCTAGTCTACGCTTTAAGTTTATAACATAGATTTTATCAAACCCTAAAGTATTATTTTTTATTTTCATATTATAAGTTATTTAGGAAATTATAATATTCATTTTTAATATTCTTATTATTCATATGTTTTAAACGTAAAGAAGTATCTATTAAAATTTCTTTTAGTTCTTTAATAGGAGTTGATGTTATGTCATTTAATGTATTATAAATAGAATTAACATCCAAATCAGAAATAAAGGGATAGTCTATAAAATATTCAGTAGTTGATGAAGAAGTGCTTAAAATAGGTACCATACCATTTAATAAACTAGTAAAAGTAAAATAATTAAAAGAATCATATAATGATAGATTATGGTATATATGATTGTTTTTAAAAAACTTATTTGTATCTTTTAGTTTACCATTAAAATTTATATTGGGACTTTGATCTGTAATAAAATTTACTAATATTTCATTAGATACTTCATTTCTACCATGATTACCAAATAAACTTAAGGTATAATTAGGAAAATTATTTAAAGTATCAAAAATATGGTAAATACCATTTGAAAAAGATGGAGAACCATTAAATCCTATATTATTATTTGGGGAAAAATGAGTAAAATCTATTTGAATATCTTCTTTATTTCCTAAAGAAGGAGGTATTACATATGAGGGAGTTGGTTTTTTTAAGGGATAAGTATCTTGAAAATATTTTTGATCCTTATTACTATAAAATAATAAAGCATCAGCATATTCATTATATAAAAAAAGCTGAAGGTTGAAAGGTAAGCTGGTAAGTAAGGGGTATTGATGTTTTCTTAATTCTTTATTAAATACAATATCTAAATCTCTATGGATTTTAGGTATAGTGTCAATTATAAAAATTCTAGGAATTTTAATTTCAGAAAAAAATTCTTGATGTTGGGTAATATTTGTAGATTTATAATCTAATAAAACCAAAGAATGAGTATAATTATCATTTATATTATAGACATCATTAAAATTTTTTAAATAAAATACATCTTTAGGAGAAAGACCTAAAGTTTCTAATAATTTATTAAAAATTAAAATATCATTAGTATACCCTTGGGTATTATTTGTAATTAAACATATCTTCATAGAGGGGAAATATACAAAAAAGTATTAGATATCCCCACCTATTTTTGATTCTAGTTCTTCTACTTTTTGGGTTAGGGTTTTAACTGCCTCAATTAATAAAGGAACAATTTTTTCATAATTAACGGCTTTATATCCACTATCTCTAGTTGTGACTGCCTCAGGTAAGATTGATTCTATTTCCTGGGCTATTACTCCTACATCTTTACCTGTGTTACCGTGTATTGTTTTTGTTTCTTCTTGAGTTAATTCTTTCCAATCAAATGTATTACCAGTTACTCCAATTACTTTACATAAAGCATTTTGTATAGGTTTAATATTACATTTTAATCTTCTATCTGATGTAGAAAATGCTACAACATCATTTGTTGC